TTTGAGGAATTGTCTTATCTTTATAAATGTCTTTCATACTTCGATCTTGAATGTTCTGGGGCTATTTAAAATATGTTCTTTTAATTCTTTATGAAAATTTATATTTGCTTCTCTACATTCTTCTAAAGAACTTTTATACTGTCTTTGTTCTTTATCTTGTATAGTTTTCCACCAATCAGTTGTAGGGCAATATAGGGGTTTATGCTTTAAACCATAAAATTTAGAACACCAAGGAAAAACTACAACAACCTTTCCCAAAAGTGTTGCCCAATAAGCACCATGATAAGAATTTGTAACTACAATATCTCCGCTCGCAATAAATTCTATTGTTTCTTCAAAATTGATTTCATTGTTTCCTTTATGAGGATAATCCCAAGTTTGCGAAGGCATGCCATGAATAACATTCATAGGAAGAGTTTGATGGGTAAAAAATACAATATCATATTTAACTTCATATTCTTTATCAAAAGCTTCATGCATACAACTCGCACAGGGAACCCATCTTGCGGCTGGTATTGCTTGATATATATGTGGGTGATGATCTCGTATACCCAATAAATCAAATGATCTTATATAACCTGGATAAGTTATATTCATTGGTGGTATACATTGTACTTGTTCATCTAAACAAATATACATATGTTCACCTAATCCCCATCCATATAATCTATAATTAGAACTTCTTTGATGTCTCAAAACATGAGACATTGGTCTCATTTGTCCTATGAGTCCTCCGCCACCGTAAATGACGTTTTCATGAGGTGGTGTATAATCATATTCTAATTTAAAGATATCTTTTTGATTTCCTGGTAAGTCAAAATATTTTGTAGGAGTACTATACGAATCGCCTATGTTAGTCTCGTCTGTCCTAAATATATTAGTAAATTGTAATTCCATAGAAAGGTATATTCATGCAAGAATTAAATGATTTTGGTTTTAGTACAGTTAGTGAACAAGAATTTACTTCGGCTGCTAAAGAACCTGAAGAGCAAGTAGTTAGTGCTGCGGTTGAAAAAGCCAAGGCTGGACAAATAAAAGAAGTTGAAGGGACTGTAAATAAAATCTGGAGTTTGCTGGACTATCATTATGAAGATATTGATAAACATAAAGAAAAATTAAATAAAGAATATGAACGACAGATGAAAGAGGTTGAAGATTTAATCGTTCCTTTGTTAAATAATTTAGCAAAGTCTTCAACTAACGAATATATATACTGGCCCGGCAGAAGAGAGATTTTAGAAGCACAAATTGAGAAAATTACTGCACATACTCGAGATATTAATATATTCACTGAGTAGCCCCATATTTACAAAGGAAGTAAGAATCAACAATGTCGGTTGCAGGGTTGCCATTTTCTTGAACTAATTCAAAAGTATTCGGCTCTGCATTCCATGCTTCTAACATTGCTTCTTTATTAGAATTTCCCTTACCCGTTGCGAACTTCTTAATAACAGTTGGTGGAATAGTTTCATAGCGGAAACCATTCTGTTTTAATTTTAATTTTAAAATACCAACATTTTCCGCGATATGAAAAACTCTGCCTGTTGATCCAAAAGAATAATCTTCTAATATAACCTGCTTAACCCTACCGTCATACCAACGTAATTGCTCTATAGTCCAATCAGCTAAAAACTGATATCTATCTATACTTTTTAAATCTTTAGGAAATTTATACACATTTACATTTTGAAGGGCGGACCACCTAGGCCTCCACTTATCCAAAGCAAAAAAACTAAAATTACAATCAATAGGATTAATTGTTCCATCTTTTTTAAATACACAAATACACGGACTGGTTGTAGAATAATCTATTCCTGCACAAATCAATTAAAATCCTAACTGTTGCAATTCTCTTATACTATCATTTGTGGATGTATGTAAAATCGCAATACCACCACTTGACTTCCATTCAGATATATTTGATTCACAATCATCTATCAGAATATTTGGGGATAAATTTTCTTCAACAGCATAATATTGTTTTTCTCTTTGAAAAACACAATGTATTCTTGCGGGATATACTTTATAGTGTTCGAAAATCCATTGCATTTTTTGTATGCGACATTCGGGAAAACCAGAGTCGTTAGGGATCGCGGTCAAAACATGCCAATCAAATTGACCAGAAATATAATTTATTAAATCATCCGCGTCTGGCATTTTGGGGAGCACTCTAAAAAAATCTTCAGGGAGAAGTTCCCATTTATTATTCCATTCTTTTTTAGTACCAAATTTTTCAATAATGGGTTTATCAAAATCTGATAAAACACCATCCATATCAATAAAAACTTTCATAATCAATCATATATAAAATTCATCTCGCCTTCAATACCCACTTTTTCTTTGTATGTTTTATCAAGAATATCTTCTAACCAGAGTTTACCTGTAAAAGCGGGTGCATTCTCGATATCTTTCCACACCTCTTGGACTGCAGTAACACCTAATGATTCAGTATGTTTTTCAAGAACTTTAACACACTCATCAACATATTTTTCAAACGAAGTTTTCATTAGCTCATCACCCATGGACCGATTTTTTCTTTAAGAATTTCACAAAAGGCTAAAAGATCGGTATTACGAAAAGCAACACCACCATCAGTAAAATCTGTTCCAAGAATTTTAATTCGGTTTTTCTTCATACGGTCCAGAACCAATTTCTTAAAATTTTTCTGGCCCCAAACTTTATGATTATCACCGAATCCATCATCGGCAGCGTCTTGACCAAAGTTTGAATTCCAGTACCAAATTTTATTCTTACCATTAAATTGAAATGTTCCTAGCATTTCATTGTTGACTGACTTACCGAAGATATCAGATTTCCCATAATCATCAAGGAGGTTCCACCCTATATCTTCAGGCTTATAAACATATCCTTCTTCGCCAAAGTCAGGTTTTGCTTCTACTATAAATTCGTTATAAGTCTTCATATATGTTTCCATATTATCGGTTAGGCCAAAGCCGTTATAATGTCTATGATATTTATTCATTAGGAACCCTCGCAATCATTATATCTTCGTGAACATCCCAAGCATGTCCTTTATCAGCCTTTTTAACTTTAGTATCTCTTCCGCTTCTATTAAAAGGCACTTTCAAATGTTCCGCTGTGTTCCGCAAATTCCAAAATTGATAATGTAATTCTAATCCAGCATCTAACATTACTTGAGGCATCCTCATACACACAGGATAAAATACACCTTTATGATATGCATTACCTAAAATATTAGCTATATAACCACCTGGTTTTACTACACGACCACATTCAACATAAACCTTCTTTGCTTGCTCTAAAAACTCATCGAATGATTTTCTATTTTCCATGCTGGCATCTGTTTTCGTTTCTCCAAATGTCCAACTATCAAACCAAGGAAAAGACATTATCAACAACTGCACGCTATTATCTTCCATTGGTATTTCTTCTGCCGATGCTGGAACAGCTGATGGCATTTTACCACCAACATAATTACGCCATCGTTCTTCGAATAATCTTACACGATCTGAATTTAAATCACTTCCACGTACATCCCTGTTTAGTCTGTGGCCAATATATAAAGTAGTTCCTGTGCCCATCATAGGATCATAAACTATATCGCCTTCGTCAGTATATAATAAAACAAGATTTTCAACAACATGAGGAAATGTTCTTCCTGTAAGTTTTATAGATTTTAAAAATGGATCTGTTCTATATTCGTGTAGTTGTTCTGTACTTGGTATCCATACAGATGTTAAAATTGGTTTCCCATTTTCATTAAATGCGGGTTTTGGAATATTGCGTTCTCTATTTTGGCGGGTTTGTTCAGCTATACTCAAATCACCTGTTCTCGATGAATTCAGATCTTCGCCTAGGGCATCTATAAGCCCATTTCTTCTTATAGTCATTATTATTTCTCAATGATGTCTAGGACCATTATCAATATATTCTTGAAAGTGATTTATATCACTTGATAAATTATCTAATCCGTTTTTTATTATAAATGATGTTAAAACTTTTCCTTTTAATGCTATTTGTGGAACATTGTGAATACCTGTGTGTTCCGGATGTTTAACAAACACAAATCTCACATTTTTACCCTTAGGTCTTTGAATAGTACAATCTAGAACTTTTTCCGATGTTAAAAATATGATATTAATATTTTTATAATCAAAATCATGTTTTAAATCTAAAATATTTAAATATGATCTTGATAAACACATAAAAACTAAATCATACTCATTCGTTGTTATCAGCTGGTCTAATGTTTCTCGTACTTTCGTGTCTCTGCCAAATCTAACAGCATCACGTTTATCTATACTATTAAAAGAATTATTATAATAATGAATTTTAGAAGTTCCTTCAATTAAACCATATCCAGCAGATAGTATGTAAAAATCTATTTTATTTTTATATACTTCATTAGATTCCAAAAGCGTCATGCCCTTTAATGGGCTATTTAAAAATTTCTTATAAAGATTCATTTCCATACCATCATATAAATCTATGGCTTGCTGTTCATGTTCTAATAAACGCTTAGATTTAGAACATTGAGCTACTATCAAAATCTTTTTACCAGTTTTTTTAACTTCTGGTAATTGAAAATTTAATTCTTTATAACTACTAATAAATTCATTATATTTAACAGCGCGAACATCTTGATACTCTTTCGTTGTTTTCTTTGCTAATTCTTTATCAAAATGAAAAGCCTCAATATCTTCATTTCCATTATATAAAAAATATTGTTCGTCTTTAGTATAAAAAAAGTCGCCGGCTTCTCCTAAAGTAGTTCTCGTTGGATAATTAACGGTCAACTTATGTATCAATAAACCGATATAATTTCTACTAAAACCCTGCTTTTCTAATCTTGGGAACAAATTTTCTAATACTTCTTTATATATTAAACCATTTATTAATTCTGGAGACTCATCTATAATTTCTCTAATCAGCCGCGGACCAGTTACTTTCATATAATTTTTATTTTCATAATATTATACATCATATTTTCTAAAATATCACGTAAAAAGATACTATATTAAATCAACCACTTCACATCCACCATCACTTCCACAAGCCGATGTCTGAGCACCAGCAGTGTGATCTTCTTTTTCATAATCTCCTAATTTATCCCAATTCACATTTTTAGGCATTTTTAATAATAATTCTTTATACTGTTTTTCATCGCAATCTTGATAAGGAGCTTGTTTATACGTATATTCACTAAATGGTAAAAATGAAATACCACTAATAGAATCAAAATTCTCCCAAACCCAAGAACCCACAGTCATCCATTCATGTTCTTTAACTGATACTGTAATAGATGGTTTATGCTCACACCAATGATCTTGATATATTTTCCACAATTCTAATTGTTCTATAGCTGTCATATCTGTTCTGCATATAGCCCCTTTTGGGCTTTTTTGTGGAAAGGAAAATACTGAAGTATGAGTTGGTTTTGTTACATCTGGCTCATTTGGAAATTTGGCATCTTTCATGAACTTACATAAAGGATCTTTATTATCCGCTCTTACTGTGCGGACATAATAAGGATTATGTCTAGCATGAATACCAGAAGAACTATCAACCAACTGAGATACCGTTCCAGAAGGTTTAATGCAAGTAATTGCCGCTGATCTTGGGATCCCAAGTTTAGTAGACCATTCTTTATTTGTTTCAATAGCGACATTTCGTAGCTCCTCTAAAAGACTGCCTGTTTTTACTTTTCCTTTTTTTCCATTTGTTAATTCGTTATCCATTATTCCGGTAAGAGATACTCCCAAAAGTCGTTCCTCCTCACAATTTCTGGCCCATTCTTTAGTGATGTATTTGAAGTTAATGAGCGTTGATTGGAAAGTTCCAAGTATGGTAGCATTGCGAACTTTATCTTTGAGAGATTCGCGAGTGTCCCGTCCTCGGATAACGACTTCAGATAAGTTGCAAAATTCTCGTGACCGTAAAATGATCTCGCTGCACGGATTTGTACCAAAGTCTTCTCTGGGATCTCGTCTTCGAATAAATCCTCCATGTTCATCTTGTTCCCTTTCGTTTAATTTTTGAACTTGTCGATTAGCTGAATCTCCATTATATATTCCTCGCTCTCCAGATTTTGAATCATAAAGAGATAACCACTCTCTCATAAAAGTACCAACGTCTGGTTTTTCTTTATAATTAACAGAATTATTTGCTAAAGCACGTTGTACATTAAATTTATACCATTCTCCATGTTTTGCGAATCGCATTTCGCGATCATTAAGATCACTAAGACTGATAAGAGCACTTCTTCGAACACCTCCTACAACAACTACTTCTGCTGTCTTACAAATGATATCATGACATTCAATGGGTTTGAGTTGTCTTCCCGCGGCATTTGAAATTATCCCTGTTACAAAATTAAATAAATCTACTAATGGTTCAGGTCCGGAGGCACGCCCACCGAAAGTTTTTAATGGCATCCCTGCCGGTCTTACCTTACTCATATCCCATTTAGGAGTAAGTCCTTGATATAATAATGATACTAATTCCTTATAAGCTTTACACCAACCCAATTTACTATCTGCAACTACTATGGTAGTATCTGTGGGATAAAATTCTTCTGCAATAACTGGCATTTGTTTTGTGAATTCTTCTTCAACAGAAAAACCAACGCCTGTTCCATTCATTAAAACATACATAATTTCATCAAACGTTCTTTGATTATCACATTTTAAATACGAACAATTATATCCAGCAACATTTTCTTTTTTGAGAGGTTCTCCGGCTGTCATTAAACATCTCATGGACGGCATAACCTCTAAATTTAAGACTGCTTTTTCTAATTCTTTTCTAGTTTCATCAGAAAAATCATAATCACATTTTTCTTTCAAATCTTCTTTAAAAAAATCAAAATATCTTCCAATTGTTTCGGACCATTTTTCTCTTCTTTCTTCATCATACCTCCATCTCGCATATCTTGAAAGATGTATAAATGATTGATATTCTGTAGGTAGGTTCATTCATTTTCCTTGTATTAAATTTTTTCTAGGAATTCTTTTTGTTCTCGTTTTGATAGTGCCTCGAGGGCAAATGCTTTTCTGTCTGCTAATTCATACTTTAATATTTCCATTTCTTGTTTAGAAAATGTAACAGCATTTACACTATAATCTTCAAATGCTTCACAACACAAAGGAAATTCGGGTTTAACTAACTGATACATCGCTGCAGCATAATCTCGTGTTTCTTTCTGTGTATGATTATCCATTCTCAATTTACAAAAATGGAAAAAATTATGTAAATCCGATTTCCATATAACTTCAGTATAATTACCTACCGGTAGCACAGAACGAGCCAATTCTCGAGCTAAATCAAGTTCTAATAAATTGTGATAAGAGTGAATAGCATTATCATATATGCGGTTAAATTCAAATTTAACAAGGCCTTTTTGCTCAATTTCTTCACCTCTACCCTGATTGTTTTGTTTTGATTGCTTTTGTATATCATCGTCATGAGGAACGTAAAAATCTTCACTCATCAACGAATATCGTCCTGAATATTCATTTAAATTCGCTGTCCGATGTCGAACTAATTGTCTCATAACAAAGATGGGTAATTTTAAATAAAACTTTACTTCACACATCTCAAAAGGAGAGGTATGTTTATGTCTCATTAAATATCGAATTAAATTACGCGTCTCACTAACTTTTTTTGTACCTTTACCGTAACTTATTCGGGCGGCATCAACTATATCATCATCACTTCCCATAATATCTAATAATCTAACTAGTCCATCTTCATGGACTTTCACTTCCTCATTCATGTTCTTTTCCACTGGTTAAATTTTATTCTTGCGGGAAGGCCGCGATAAGTATTCATATTTATTATATCAATAATTTCCAAAATATTCATTTCACCTATAACCATATCATTAATATCTTTAAATTTAACTGTGTCTGGCCATATGCAAACAGCGAATCCTTTTTTAATAGATTTTTCAATTTTATGTACAATTTCAGTATTTCTTGGTTCATTATCATATACAAAAACAACGTTCTTGGCATAAAACATACTAACATCATCTAGATCACTACCAGCCATAGCAAGAGAATTTGGAAGAAACATACTATCAAACGGGCCTTCAACAATGTATATTAATTCATCTTCTTTTATTCTATCTAATCCAAATATTTTTGTGGCGCTCTTATCTATTTTAATAGTAAAATATCTTAATGTATTATTTTCTAAACTTCTACCCTGAGCGGCAATTAGTTTTCGATCTTTACTAAAAAATGGAATAATTATTCTGGGATCATTTTCTTTTAATCGCGCTGCCAATTCTACATCATATTTACTCACCCAACTTTTAAAACAATCTACAAAGTGCAAATCACTATAGCGAACTTTAGGCAGCATTCTTACATCACAAAACTTTACAGCTGGATGATCTGGCTCTAAATCAATTAATTTTGGAGCACCTATTTTTGTAAAAACTGGTTTTCTAAAAATAGGAATTTTTTCTTGTTGTTCTGGTTCGCCCTTTTCTTCCTTATAATTTTCAAACGAATATTGTCTTGATAATGTAGGATCTAATTTGTCTAATAAAAATTTTAATGATCCACCAATACCGCAATTATGACATTTAAAAATTAAACTATTTTTTTTATTGAAAAGATAACCTCTTGCCTTATATAAATTTTTTTGAGAATCCCCACATATTGGGCATCTAAAATTATATAAATCTCTAGATTTTCGGGCAAATCGGGATAATCGGGAAGAAAGCAAATTAGTATATTTGTGGTCGATATATAGACTCATTGTGCTCTATATTTTAGAGTTTAATTTAATAATATATTATAGTATGATTTAAAAGAAATGTCAAGAAAAAAAAAGGGACCAAAAGTCCCTTTTTTACTTGCCGAGGATTTTATTAAGAATTTTTAAACATTCTTATAATTTTCATAATTTCTACGCCAGCGTTGATTGCTTCTTCAACTACTACTTCAAGATCATCTGTAAGATTTTCTACTCCAAATTCATCTCTAGTAAATTGAATTAATTCTTCGAATTCAGTATCATCTAAATCTTGCAATTCAATCAAAACATCTTCAACGTGATCTATAGATGATCCTAACCTTTTTAAAGGATCAATAAACTTTTTTGCATCTGACCACCCAATATCACCTGTTTCCGTTGCGGTAACAGATACCTCACTTAATGCAAAAACGAAAGCTAAAACATCTTTCGTTTCTTGTATTCCTGCCATAATATACCTTTCTAAATGTTATGATTGGGATGTGAAGGAAAAATTCTTCTTTGTTCCCTAATTCCCATA